CATAAATAAACAAAGAAAACATATAATAAACATGAACAATTCAACATAGATTACAAACTGCCCGGTTTAATTATCAAATGAAAATAAATCAAGTCTATCTTCATCTCCACTATCATCACTTGACATTTCTTCAAACGCTGATAAAGGAGGTATAGAGGCAGCAAGACTAGCCCAATTGGCCAATCTGGTAGGGTCAGGGCCGAATGAAGTGGTAGCAAATTCAAGATTATGGGCAGCAGTTATTGGTCTTCTGTAAAGAACTGAAGTTTCAGTATTTATTTCTGAAATTCCTTGAGGCCCAAAAGAAAACTTCCAAAATTTAAGGGGTCCATCTTCAATAAATGTTTCAGGTTGATTATAGCTCATTTCTAACTCCAGACTAAAAAGGGACAATAGAACATCCCATATAGCTGCCAGTTTCAATGATTTTGCATCAGGATATATCACAACTCCTTTAAACCTTATGGATTCAAGACACATCAATTTAGTTGAATAGATACTCGATCGTTCAATCAGATTCTGCATTAGTGACACAGGCAAAATACTCCTATGTCTGTTTGTATCAGTGCCAAATGAAGCAGCATACGTAAGCATATAAGACAACATGGTTTTGTCTTCTCTGAATTTGATAAGATTAGAGGATGCCTCTATTTTGAAGCTGATTGCCTGATCAAAATCCCATTCATTTTTCTCGAAGAAAGTCTTGATAGCAATGACTTTAACGACAACTGATTCAGGTAAACTATAATGCTGTCTAAAGGTTTCATGGTCAGTACGTGCCATAGGGAAATACCATTGTAATGGTTTTAATATTGAACATAATGTAGAATTACCCAATTGAATAGTCAACCCTCTAACAATTGAATCAGGTCCCAAAATATGGAATTCGTCTGGCCACTCTAGAGGACGTTGAACTGCATTTGTCCTGAAAGCAACAACAAACCCTGCTATAAAATCAACAACATGCCTACTAAGCAATCGCTTAGTAAAATAACAAGGAGAAGTTATCAATATTCCGGTATAATCTGTAATTTTAGTCACTGTTTTTATATCCAGTTTCTTCACTATTATAACATGTTTGTAGATAGTCCCATTACTATTATTCCAATTCATGGTAACCAATGACCCTTCAAAGAACACATCATTGATTTGCTGCATTGAAATAGGGGATTTTCTAATCCTTAGTGAGGATGATCCATGCCAAACCATGTTCTTTACATTTCTCATTAAAGATAACACCTCATGAGCTTTAACAGTTATAGGTATTCTATAAAGATGCCAGATCCTATCTCTCCACTTCTTATCCTCGATTAGATTTGCGCTTGTAACAGTATAAGGAGAACCACGTTTATTTAAAACAGGACAAGATCTAGTAGTTGGCAAACACATTGCATCATTATATTGAGCAATAGCCATAGGAACTGGCGGATCAAGCTCGAGCTCTGCATGATAAGTTGTCCTTCTAGCTGCTCTTTTATTCTCCATTATGACCCCTGGTTTATTTATAGTGGTCCTCATACCTGTCATGAAATTGTTAGTTAACAAGTCAATAGCAGCAGAATAAGATGATATATGATATGCAGAAAATCTATTAGTAAATTTACCTCCAACTTCCTTTGAAAATTTAAGGATTAGATGAGAAAGAGATTCTATTTGTTGTTGATGAGATACTAATAACCTATTGCCATCAAAAGTACTAACTTGAGAGGTACCCTCAAAAAAACCATTCAACTCTGATGTGGATGGTGTAAAAATTGATCCTTCAACACCTTTTTTAACTCTCTCTACATCTTCTCTTCTCATATGATCTTTGTCAAGAACATAAGTTTGTTTATGATCCTTTGTCGTAAAGTCAGGATCAGGAATGACAAAAATTTCTTTGATAGAAAAAAAAGTTTGCACCTGACGTAAAGCAGCTTCTGTGTAAGATACATCATCTTTAAAAATAGGATTAATATCCCCTCTATCAGCTAACCAATCCTCCCATGATTCAAACAGTGACTGATTTGATGTTGACATGATGTGTTCAGCTACCATTGAATAACTTATATCTACCCTACCCATAAGATGTTTTGCAAAAGTGCCAGCACCCAGAGTATAATGAATGGAACCATCTGACCTCATAGGATCTATATATCGTGACAGAAAATGGTCATTACTAGTCATTTTTGCTTCGTGAGTTAAATCATACCAAGAACCTATTATCACATCTGACAGAGACAATGACTCACGTTTGAACTGACCCAGATCAGGGAACAATCCTCCCTTAACTCCAACTTCACGGGCTATTCTTGCAATAGAATAATGTGCTTTAAATTTTGCCCTAAATACCTGATCCTCTGCTCTAAGAGGAATTCCTTCAAACCCCAATATAGGATTTGTTGATGATTCTATCTTGATCGGTTTACCGCTGTATAGTAATACAGAGTGAGCAGTGATATTAGACAGAAGGACTTCCTTATCTTTACTTGGAAACATACGTATATATTGACCATAAACTGCTGCCATAGGATGTACCAAAGATTCCAACGGACAAACAAATGGCAGAGGAAGAACATCGATCGGTGCTATTCCATAAAGAGTATTGTTAATAGACAATAAATTATATTGTTCTAGATGCATGACGGCTAGAATTGATGACAGCAAACATGCTAAACGAACAGAAGAGCCTTTTCTAAGCAAGTCCACTCCAGCATAGTTGACCTTAAGACAATCTTCAATAGGATTGAGGCCTCCTCCCGGATTTAATGATGCAATTGCATGTTTGAGAGGGGTGACAATTGGAATTTTATTGAGGAGCCACTGTGAATTAAGTTCAGCTATATTCTGAGACATGTAGCTTTTAGAAGGATTCACAATATGCCCTGATAGTGAAAACAAGAAAGTAATCTTGCTGAAAAGATTGATGGCTTGTTGTTTCAGATCTCCTTGAGGAACTTCAAAGACGCCTAATGAATCATCTGATGTAGAAAGGCTTGACCCTTTTATTATCTCACCAGAATTAATTAAATATTTCATGATCAGATCATAATAACTTGATACAACAACTGAGCTTTGAGTGCCCATTATACCCTGTGTCATCCCAAATTCCATTTTAAAACCACTTTGTATATCATTTTTCCATCCTGGGGAACAAAGACTCAATATCTCCCAAAGTTGAGACATGATATTTTTGGGCCGTTCAACAGCATATTCATTCAAATCTAAGTCAGAAGTAGATGTGAATACATCCATTATACCTTGAGGCATTTTAAATCTCTTTTGGGCCATAAGTACACAAGTGTCATTGAGGCTATTTAACAGTCTCCTATCTGTAGTTAGTGTGCCATTTGCCAATATCAATTTACACTGATTGGTATTAGGACCAAATCGAGACATATCTGCAGAGAGGTATAAGACATCATTGCCTGGTGATTCGTCAAATCCTTGCACCAGTTTATAAATAATTTTCTCTTTATTGGGTTCATTTATAGCATCATTCGATTTTACCTTGGATATATATGAATAACTTTTTTCTGAATAATAGGCTGAGACAATGCCAACCGCATTTAATGCACTTATCTCTCTACTTCCCCCAGACTGATCTTTGTCAAATAAACGTATGATTATACCATAATCTTGATTCTCCATCCATAATTTTAACAGGCCTATGCTCATATAAGGGTTGTATACAGAATCACAGTGATCCTTTATCACCCTATAACTGTCATTTATATTTACAAAACTACCTTTTATCATACAAGCTATCACATGCAATATTGAGCTAGTTTTCCTCTGACCCTGATTAACGATCAATATTTTATTAAGGTCCATACTCCCCTTTGCTGCAAACAAAGGACTCACAGACATACCAAAAAAAGACTCATAGACAGTTGATTCTTCTTTTACATAGATAGTATCAAAGTCTGTTATACTGTTAGCATCAATTAAAGCCATCATAGTAATCCAGAGATCCCATGAGAATCTTATTTTATCAAACCTCTGTTTGAAAAAAATGTCATATTTCTCTCTTTGACTTATTTGGAAATCAACAGAAGATAAGTAATCAAACAGAGGCTGAGGATCTGAAAGAGAATGAGCTTGATGAATTACCGATTCCTGTTCTTTGTTAACTCCTTTGACAAAAGTAGGATGATCACGACTCATTTTTTTGTATATTTCCCACTCTTCTAATAAATCATACATGCAATGAGCCTCTGATGTTTCTTTAAAAGTTTTTGCTTTGTTGAATATATTTTTATCAAACTTAGCAGCTGTCTGAAGCTCAAGGTTATAATGGCTGGTGGTCCATGATGGCAAAGGAATATCCAATTTGTTTGACTTCCCTTCATGATATAATGCAGAAATCTGACCTGAATGCTTAAGAGATATACAACAAATATGTGTTTTACAAAGGTTGACCATATAACATAGCTCTGCCATTGTTTTGATACCCATGTTTTTTAGTTTCTTTAAACAACCCATGGCGTCACCAGCATATGATTCAATTGACCCCAAGCTATATCTTGAACACTCAGATATAATGGAGAAACTCTGTCTATTGATCGTGGCAAAGCTGCAACAAAACACAACCTCCCTAACATCTTTCTTATGCTGATCATCGGAAATCTTATTGAAATCATCATAATACTGAGACATCAACATAACAACTGAGGGAAGCTTAATATTCCATTCTAATTGATTTGAGGTAATAGATTGCCAACCAGTTGTGGCCAAAGATACATTATCTGTTCCCTGATCAAAAACCATAGATCTATTTTGCATAGGTTTATCTGACGTTAAATACCATATAATATAAGGACAATTGTCCATATTTATTCCTTTAGAGGATCTCATGATTGTTAGGCTAGATAAACTGTCATTGTAACCTATAGTAAACCAACCCCTGGAAATAGTTGAGCGTTTAGTGATAGTAACTGCACAGCTAGCTTGATGAGAGACACTAGCAAAAAATCTGGTTCTCAAGAAAGCAGTTTGTAAACCCCCATAGCTGATAGCTGCTGTGGTTATTTGCGAGCTATTCATAAAATTTACACCTTCGAATCTATTCATGTGCCTGTTGACGTCAATGTCATCTATAATAGAAGATGACAAATAATTGACTTGTGAATGATGACCTTCCACAGATTCTTCCATGTTCTGCAATGACACAGGGATTGTCTTTAACCCTCTAGATGCCACTTTCTCTGTGGGATAATAGGCTTTTGTAACAAAATCCATTGATCGGCCTTTACCGGGCACACACAAGAACCGTTTAGACTCAATATCTACAGAAAATGCCCAAGCACCTTCTTTATCTTCCATAAATGTCGCTATGCGATAATTTCTGTTTGTCCCCCCACGTTTCCATTTACCTTTACTCATAAGGTCTTTAGGTTTCCAATCATCCAAAACAGACACAATTTCATCCTGATACAAGTAAACTTTACCTGTTTCCCAGTTATGATCAGACGTCAGTAATCTAACTGCAACCCAAGTATAAGGACATATTATAACATCTCCAGAACCCATGCTAGTTTTTATTGTATCAGTGAGAGCATTTTTATTATTCTTGTCCATTGTGCACACACCCATATCCAAGATTTGATGATACTTAGGTTGTAAAGTTACACCTTCTAACAACTTGAGGACTTCACCGGGGAGTGAATGTGTAGAAAAAAAATCCCTCATGGTAGGCAGACTATTGCCTTTAGCAAATTGAAGGATCTGAGCATCTGAAATACCAAGATCTTGGTAAAGCAGAGATTGAGCAGGCTCCTTCCTTGCTATTTCATCATGTATTATGGGGTCTAGTTGCTGATGAAGTAATGCAGAGAGTTCTTCTTTTTGCGAACGTGACATGCCACATAGGAGTTCTGACATCTGTTTAGAGGGTATTGTGAATTCAGATATCTCTCGTCTAGCCTTTGATTCACCCATTTTATGACGACCCACATCCATAAACAGAGAAACACCTTGAGAAGCAGGAAGACCAAAATTTGCCAATTCTTCCTGAATGGATTTTGATTTTTGCCTAAGAAGTTTGGGGTCGGTAGTCACATCACAAAACCACAGCTTATGATGTTTGTCACTAAACACCAAATCACATTTTTTCATACCAGTCTTGAATACAACATCTTCCCAATCTACAACAGTACCATATTCAGGGTGACCTTCTAGTATAAACCTGCAACATGCCTTAAGATGAGAAAACCTTGGCCAATCTACATACTCAGGAGTGAGTTGAAGTTTGATGAACACATGACAAGGAATAAGGGTCATTGCTGTAATAAAATCATTAGGATTTACCACTTGACCCATAGAAGCAACCAGTTTGGCAATAGATAGAACCTGCCTATACAGAGGTATAGTTAATGCGCGAGCTGAAAGGGTGATTTTTTTACTCTGAATTACTTCATTTAATTTTGCTACAGATAGATTAGCTTCAGCGTATCGTGCAGTTGTTTGGTTATACATGGG